GGTGCGAAAGTGTTAAATTTGCGCTGTCTTTCAAGTGAAAGGCAGGTTGCATTTCCCGTGGGTGGTTAGTTTGCGCGTTCAGGCTGCTGGCGGTAACGTGAACAATGGCACGAACGCAGGTGCGTCCAACTCGACTGCGAACAACGCAGCTTCGACTACGAATGCGAACTACTCGTCGCCCCTATACTTTGGAAAAGAAATAAAAGCGACAGGGAAATGAACCTTGCCCCTCGGCAAAAGATGACAGGCCAAAAAGGGTGTCAGTAGGGCGCAAGCCTCGACCGCTCCCGATTATGCAAAGCAGATTTTAAGACCCATAGACCCCATGACCCGAAGACCCGATGAAACGAAAAGGTTACTTGTTCGAGCAAATCCGCTCGATGGAAAACCTTTTGCAGGCGTTCCACAATGCGAGCAACGGCAAAAGGAAACGTGACGAGGTTAAACGGTTCGAGGCCGATTTAGACGCTAACCTGCGGCAGTTGCAGGCGGAACTGACGACCCGAACCTATACGACCTCCTCTTACGAGGTGTTTATCAAATACGAACCTAAACGTCGCGAAATCTATAAACTGCCTTTTCGTGACCGTGTTGTCCAATGGGCAATCATGCAAGTGCTTGAACCCGTCTGGACGCCACAGTTCACCTCTAACACCCATGCCTGCATCCGTGGGCGTGGTATTCACTCGCTGCTTCGGCAGTTGCGCACCGACCTGCGCCGTGACCCTGACGGGACGCGGTACTGTCTTAAAATCGACGTGCGCAAGTTCTATCCCTCCATCGACCACGGCATACTTAAACAGGTCATTCGGCGCAAGCTGAAAGACCCCGATGTGCTTTGGCTTCTGGACGGCATCATAGATTCGGCCAGCGGCGTGCCTATCGGCAACTACATTTCCCAATATTTCGCCAACCTGTACCTTTCGGAACTCGACCACCTGTTAAAGGAAGACGTCGGGGTGCGGTACTATTACCGTTACGCCGACGATATAGTGCTGCTTTCCGACAGCAAGGAGTATTTAAGCGGCGTTCTGGTATATATCAACCATTACCTGAATGAAAGCCGCCTGCTCACGCTGAAAAGCAACTTCCAAATCTATCCCGTGGAAAGTCGGGGCATCTATTTCGTCGGTTACGTGACCTACCACACCCACTGCCTTGCCCGCAAACGCAACAAACAGGGGTTGTGCAGGGAACTGGCCGCTTTGCGTAAAAAGGGACTACCTGACGAAGAAATAAGGCTTCGCGTGGCTTCACGCATGGGCTTTATGAAACACTGCGACAGCAATCATTTATTAAAAATCCTCGGTATGAAAAAATTTAGTGACATTAAGCCCAAACAGGGCAAATTAACGGGTGGTAAATACCACATCGACACCATCCTGAACCGTGAAATCCATATAACGGCTTTCGACGTTTCGCAATCGAAATACGATGGTGAAATGCTGACGTTGCAATATGAGATTTACGAGCAGATGGAGGACGAGCAGGGCAAAGTGATAGACGACGAGGGCAACCCCGTCATGGCTTGGATAAAGCACATCACTTTCACGGGGTCAAAAGCCCTTATCCGCCAGCTTGACGGCGTGGAACTGACCGAACCCGTTGCAGCGAAAATAATCAAGCAACCCATCGGGACAGACGGCAAACGCTGCTTTTACAGCATAGTCGATCCCGACCAATAAAAAAGAGTAATGAACACAGTAAGTTACATTGAAAGAAAGAAGTATGTAAGGTATGACGCGGACAGCTACCTGCTTTATCTGAACGAAGCCCCCGCCGATGTGGTGGTGGACGAGGAAAGCGGCGAAACCGCCCGCGGCTACTCCTACACAGGTGAGGAAACCGACGGTTCTACCCGCATTTCCGTCGATGCCCGCACCGTCACCGACGAAAACCGCCGCGGCAAGTTCGTGGCAGGGCTTATCGGCAGGCGTTACAGTATCGACGACCAGATTGCAATTCTGGCAAACAGCGATAACACGGCCGAACACGCCGAGGAACTGCGCACGTTTGAAGCCTACCGCGCCGAATGCAAGCGGCAGGTGGACGAACTGCTGAACCGATAGACACCTGAAAGAGGGGGAAAGAAAAAGCCCCCGACCTGTTAGTAGTATCCTACCACATACTAACACAAAGATGCGCCACAACGCACAGTCAGGGGCTTAATATGCCTTTTGACCGCGTTGTGACGCTTTTTTTGTGTATGCGGAAAGCCCGCTCGTATGTGGTAGGACTGCAAAAGTACGAAAAATAACTCAAACCATATTTATAAACCATTAAAACATTGTTAGTATGCTGAATGATTAAAGAAAATCTGTTTGTCCTGAAACAAACCTCGTCGCTCGGCGACCTGCTTATCAAACCCGTGGAAAAGGAACTTGCCCGCCAAATGGTGATAGAACACCACTATTCCCATAAATGGAACTTTGGCGGCTTTGGGGTGTTTAATTTCGGTATCTTCCGCGCTGATGAGCCAGACAGATGCCTCGGTGTTGCAGTTTACGGGTACATGAAGAACATGAACGCAAAGCTGTTTACCCATCCGAACCCGAAAGCGTGGATGTGTGAATTAAATCGTCTGTGGATTGATGATTGCCTCGGAAAGAACGCAGAAACGGTGTTAATTGCTGCCAGCATTAAGTTGATCCGAAAGATGGACGAGAACGTCGTGGCGATACAAAGTTTTGCCGACGGTCGTTTGGGTTGCGGAACAATCTACAAAGCAGCCAATTTCAAGTATTACGGCTTTCATTACACGCGCTTTCTTCGCAACAGGCGAACAGGTGAGTTTACCCACGAACAGATACTCACAAACACGACATCTCCATCTGGTTATGTTCGCTCGAATGTTGCTTTTCTACTTGGTGATTTGGAGGTGTTCGTGGTGAAAACCTATCGTTACATTTATCCTTTGTGCAAGCATTTTCAGTTTAAGACGAAAGAAAAGCCTTATCCTGAATATGACAAAGGGATGGAACAAATAGAGTGGGAAAGAGACAGGCGCAAGATAAAGGCAAATATCATTAGCCTGCTTGACAAGCTGGTTGCATGAAAGGTTTGCGAACGGGATAAACCGACGCAAAAGAACCTCTTAATTACTATGTAAAGATAGTGATTTTCTACGAATTGAGCAAATAAAGTGCAGACAAAATGCAGCTGAAAAGCAACATTTTCCACGCTTTTTGCAGATGTTCAAAAGGCATTTAATTACCGCTTAAATGGTGATTAAATGCCTTTGCTTTGATGGGGTGAAAAACAGTGAAAATTGTACGTTTCGTTTTAGAAAGTTGTACGTTTCGTTTTTGCGATTATAAATAGAGCGGATTAAAAATATACACATCCAGGCTCTTTTTTATCAGAAAGGCCTATATGTTCCTCGGAAACCTGTCGAAAGCCGGGTAAAAATCACCCCCGCATCGTTCCAGAAATCCGGAGCCTACAAACACATACGCTGGTTCAGCGAAATGGCACTCCTCCGACCTTTAGAGAAAGAAACGGATATAGAAGAAAAACTCTCCACACCGGAAAAACTTCTACAGGAAAAAAAACTGGAAGCTACTATCCGGCCTACCTCCGCACAACCGACTCCCAATGTATTGGAAATCGATTTGCATGCAGACCGGTTGTTAGAAACCACTGCAGGCATGGAAAACAAAGACATCCTGGAATACCAACTTGACGTATTCCGGAAAACACTGGAAGAATACAAACTGCGCAAAGGCAAAAAAATCGTTTTCATTCACGGCAAAGGAGACGGGGTACTCCGGCAACGCATACTTTGGGAACTCCAGACCCGTTATAAACGTTTTCATCACCAGGATGCTTCATTCAAGCAATACGGATACGGAGCAACCCTCGTTACAATCAAATAGCACACAGGTTCTCCCCTGTGTGCTACCTCTGTCAGCATCTGCCGTCCGCTCCTGTCCCGGATGGAGACGCTGGATAAATTTTCCGGTTTTCTACAACTCCGCCAAATAATGTTCCACGTCAATTGCAGCCCGGCAACCGGATCCCGCAGACGTAATCCCCTGACGATACACCGGGTCCATTACATCCCCTGCGGCAAACACACCGGCAACATTCGTTTTGGTTGATTTACCCTCTGTCAGAATGTATCCCTGTTCGTCCGTCGCAATATATTCTTTAAATACAGCAGTATTGGGAGTATGACCGATAGCCAGGAAAAAGCCGTCAATCCGGATGTCCACCTCTTTCTCTTCGGGAGTACCCATTTTATACAACAAACGAGCTCCTTCCAATCCCATATCCGTACCATACAGCTCTTTCGTATTATGCTCAAACAAGACTTCAATATTGGGAGTATTGAACACTCTTTCCTGCATAGCTTTTGATGCCCGCAAGTAATTTTTCCGGACTACCAGATACACTTTCCGGCATAAACCCGCCAGGTAGGTTGCTTCTTCACACGCCGTATCTCCCCCCCCCACAACTGCGACCTCTTTTCCCTTATAGAAAAAACCGTCACAAGTGGCGCAGGCACTTACTCCAAGACCTTTAAAGCGCTCCTCTGACGGAAGCCCCAAATAACGGGCTGTTGCCCCGGTAGCAATAATCACAGCCTCCGCAAGTACCTGTTTTTCTTCATCCACAGTCAAACGGAAAGGACGAACGGAAAAATCCACCTTCGTCACAATACCGAAGCGTATATCTGTTCCGAAACGTTCCGCCTGACGTCTCAAATCCTCCATTAGTACAGGTCCCGTCACACCCTCCGGATAACCGGGAAAATTTTCCACTTCCGTAGTGGTGGTCAGCTGCCCCCCCATTTGTAATCCGGTATAAAGTACCGGGTTAAGATTAGCCCGGGAAGCATAAATTGCTGCCGTATAGCCCGCAGGACCGGAACCGATAATCAGGCATTTTACCTTCTCTACTCCATTTTCTTCTTGCATAAACTTTACCATTTTAATTTTCCGCAAAGCTATTAAAATATAGAGAAAAAGAAAAACAGAGCTCCTAAAAAACAAGACAGCAAAACTACTCCAACATTGTACGCCCATTCTCACCCCCAACCCGCTTCTTTTCTTCTTTCCAAACATAAAAAAACAATAAAAAGAAACTTTTACAGGAATAAATACAAACAAATATTTCACGTAAATAAATTCAGAATGAAGTGCTTGTCTGTTCCTGAAAACAGCGGGTCCGGTCTATTATTGAAAAAATAAGCGTTTATCGCTATATTTGTATAGAAAGAAGGTGCACGATTAATCCAAAATTGACTTACAGAAAATAATATTTGATATAATACTTACTATTTTTATTTATAATAATCTAAAATAATTATGGGATTTCCGGAAAGATTACAAAGTATTATTGAAGAAAGACAAATTTCAAAATACAAAATAGCCAAGGCTATCGACATCTCAGCAAGTACGGTTTCTAATTATCTGAAAGGAAAAACGAAACCGGATTCAACCAAATTAACCGTACTAAGCAAACTTTTAGGAGTAAACAAAGAATGGCTTCAAACAGGAGAAGGCTCCAAATATACAGAGATGGAAACAGATGGCGTCTACACAAAAATATTCCAGGATCCGGAAGGCAAACACATGAATGAAAAACTGATACTCATTCTGGATCGTCTCACCGAAAGCATGCGTGAAAAAGATCAACAAATCAGTATGTTAATCAATCAAATAAATACATCTCCGACACAACAGAAATAAACCTGAAGAATCGCTTTCCAAGTAAAGTGTGTGACTTGGAACAGACCGGATTCTGAACTGATTGGCTCGTTGCAATCCCCTGATTTCTTTCTTAATTATAAATACCGGAAACCTTTACCAGGTAAAAAACAGGAATTTTACCAATCAGCCCAGAAAGGCCTATTATTATTCCGCTCCCCTGCTATCTGCTATTCTTAAAATAATCCGATAACAACAGGGCATCATTCTCATAATAGCACATGACAGGAGACACCGCCTCATACGTATAGGGAACGTATTCTGACACCTGTAACGCAACAAAACAACTGTCAGCGGCAATCATTGCATCTACCTTCACACCGGTATTAATCTGACGCTTCAAGCCTTTTAAAATTTCAAACCTCTTCTGTTCCATGCAATCCTTCAGATGTTGACTCTCTTTGTTATCAAAATAAAGCGTCATGTGTTTTATCGGGCTACCGGTAGGCTTAAAAAAATAACACCTTCTTCCCATACAAAACTTTACGATTCCCCCCAACAGCATAAACACTGCCGTTGTCAATAAAAAGGTTGAAAATGAAGAATTGGGATCAGTAATGGAAAACGCCCAAAGGGCAAGAAAGACCGATAACAATATAAATCCGATGGAAGCCATCGAAATCCGGTTTTGTCTTACTACTTCACGATTGGTCACATTTTCTATATCTTCCGTTATAACAGCATATCTTTCCATAATTATTCTTTTAATGATTTATAATTCTGTCCGCAACAGGAAAGCAAGGAAGCGCAATCCCGGTTTCCCTATCTTTCTGGAATACCGCACGGGTATCCTTCACCCCCGGACACCAGAGGTAAAAACAAATTTATAAGAAAGTATACTGCTAAATAATCAACCGGCAAAGCTGATAAAGATAATATCCGGATTGTTTCAGAAGTGCATGATAATTCCCTGAATTACCGCAAGCCACTTGATAGCGGGAAGCCATCCGTTGGGCTTCTGTTACGGAAAAAACAAAAAAACGCTCCCCGCTGGCCCTGAACTGGGGATAACGACGCAATAATGAACTGATATGGACAGACATACTCTGTTGAAGGGAAATATCCGCTATACTGTTGGCATGCACAACCGCCGCCAAAGCATCCTCGTCATGTCCGGTCAAAAGATCAATCCGCCCTCTGATGT